CAATATGTTCATCTGGCCGTTCCTTCTCTACATAGTCTACAAGAAGTTGGAAAGACGCATGAAGCATAACTTCACAAACATCTCGCCAGCCTTTATCAAGAGTACGTATTTCGAGGCGCTTCATGACGTCACTCCCAATATCGCGTATGGTTGATTTAGGATTGCTGGATCAATCTTTGCAGCTTCTCGTAGTCTAGCCATATCTTTATGTAATATTCCCATTCTATCTTCAATCTCTTTGCGTACTTTAGGGTCTTTGAGGCTCTCACAAACTCTTTTAACTATTTCTTTTTCTTTATTAGTCAGCATATTATAGTCGCCCCCTTCAATACTTTACATATTGTTAAAGCATATCCTCTAGCCGGTATATCAGACATTTTAGCACACAGCATATTTGGTATTGTCTCATTAATTTCTTTATCAGTCATCGCATAATCCCCAGGTACATTGCCCAATTACTTGACTTAAATAATTTCTCATATTCATCATCTGTATCAGCTGTCATAATCCAAACACCAGAACCATTAGCACATATCTTTGGGAAGTACTCCATTTGCGCTGGCGTAAATTTCGAGCCAACCATATTCGGCAACTTAATCTCTATCCAACGGGCGCCATACAGATAGTGTGACGCCCACAGATCTGGTAATCCTCTTTGATACATGTTGCCATGCATACTAATAACTAACCAAGTTTTCATACGCAGGTACTTGATGATATCTTCTTGTATCTTGGCTTCTGGGCCTTTCTTAAAGTTACGTGGGCTGAAAGCATCCACTAGTCACCCAACGCTAATACAAGTGCGAGCAATTTTATGGCCGTCTCAATTGTAGTCTCGCCCGAAGCCATTACTTCTGTCTCATACCGCTGCGACTCTTTGATCAGCTCAATCGCTCGGGACTTCAGGTACTCCTTGTTCCCCGACTCCATGATTATCTTCATCGTTCCCGGTTCTCTCGGATTGAACTGGCACGACCTCAGTATCCTTCTTATTTGCGTTAGTGATGGCTGCATGGGCTTCTTGGACTTCTTTTTCATCGAACATTCCCTTATCCTGTAATATGTTTGCTATGACTACTAGCCGACCGAGTATGCCTTGCTGCGTATTAAAAGATTCAGCTAGCACTCTTAGCCTTTTGAAGTTTGTTTCTACGCTTATTTTCTTTTTCAATCCTCTTCCTGACCCCATCAATAGCTCCCTTCTTAAATAGTGTTGGACGCTTGCGGCTAACAATAGCCTTCCGCAATTTCGATAGCTCTCGTTTGTATATAACTACTTCAGCATGATCATCGAAGCCCTCCCACTTCTCATACCGTTCCCAGATTGCCTCAGACTGTTGACTTCGAATCTGACAGACTGCCTTGTATTCATTATGGAAGATTTCCATAATCCATTTATACCCCTCTTGTATATATGGATTTTTCAAAGTTTCAGGATTATCTGGCAGTACGATAGCGGCTTTCGCCTTAACCAGATGCATTTGCATAGTCGCATTAATCAGATTAATCTCATCTAACATCTTTACTTTACTTAATGCCACGGGTGTCCTCCTTCTTATCAATAGCCCTTATCAGTTCCAATTTTGATAGACGCGAGTAGTTATATATGTTGTGTTCTTGCGCAATCTCCCTTAGACGTTTTACAGGCAGCTCAGAAACATCTAAAGAGGGATGTTGCCGCACCCATTTTTGTAATTTGAATTTATCATAACTTCTAACAGCTAGCCTAACGGTCATTAGCTGTTCCATATTAGAATCCTTCCACAATCTAGCAAACCGCGGCGAATTAATTATAGTTTCCATGCTACGCATAATCAATATTTTTTTATGTATTTGTTCACAAAATCTTATTAACGTAGACATTCTAATTTCGCCTTATTAAAGATTAAAGTTGTACAAGAATGGTTAGAGCAAACTATTGGATGTGTGAACTCTTTGACTTTGATTTTATGTGTATCGTCTACGACTATAAAAGTATCGTGGGTATTAAGGTATATTAATAATTGTTCGGCCTCTAATGGCAAATGTATCCCTATCCTTAAGATTGGTATTTCATATTTTTCTAAAATAATTACATTAACGCTAAAAATTTCCATATCATTTCTCCGCCCAAGATTTAAGATGTGTTTTCCAGATCATACCAATTAACGGAATCTTCTTCCTGTGCTCGTCAAGGAAAGATGTAACAACAATCTTTGTATCTTCAACATACTCCGGTGACACATTACATAAGATTTCATCGTGAGAATTCATTGGTTGCATACGCCAATTGCCAACACCCGCCGGTTGTAGATCCCATAATCTACGTTGCAGATTCTTTGTCATAGTTGCACCGCTAGACTGTATGATGTGGTTACCGGCTGCCCGCATGTTAGCACCTTGTATAGCGAAAGCTGCTCCGAATAATGCTGACCGTAATGCGCCACAAGCCGTTTGCTCCCTCTCACGACGAACAAGTTTAAATTTAATAGCTTGCCATGCTTTCGGCGGGTCCTCACCAAGATCAAATAACGCTTTGCATATTGTATTCTCTAGTGTGAAGTACCTACGGAATCCGAATACTGACTCTGCATAGTCAGCAGGATCATGCCATTCTACAACTGTTCCTAAGCCGCCAGGTTGCTGCATGGTGTGAAACTTCTCAGTGACCTTCTTACGCTTCTTTGTGAATGTTGGGTATTCTTCAAGAATATGTTGATAAGCTTCTTCAGCAATCTTTTCAGGTATACCTACACGTGTTACAAGTGTGTAGCCTTCTCCGAAATACAGTATTGCGAATGTACCATTCTTCGAGCGAGTATAATAATCCTCCCAAGGATTTCTTGCAGACTCTTTTGATGCAACAATCTGTTCATACGTAAGATGCGGGAAGAAGTGTGTACCAAGCATAGCATGAATCTTCTTACCTCGCATCAAGTCCTTATGCATCTTAGGATCTTCATAAACAGAATCCATTATTCCAACTTCAAAAGAATCAAAGTCACCTCCGCACAGTACGCTAGCACTATCAGAGAAAGTAAAACAAGAACGGACTTCGTTTGCGCGTTTGATACCTTGGGCATTAAGCCCGTCACTACCAGACATCCTAGAACTACGAGTACCAATGACGACAAAAGAAGCATGGAAACGTCCCGCCACTAACAGCTTATCGTAATTCTCAATCTCCTTTTTAGCGTGCCTAGCATCTAATATCTCACGTGCACGTAGCGCAGCCTTATGTGGTATATCCGTTTGGACTAGCCCTTCGTTACATTTTTCACAGCCCTCGCCATTGCATGCTTCACAAACATCTGCATCTGTCCACTTAGATACTTCCTCTAGAATTGCGGCTTTCGTGGATGTGCGCGTTGTCAACTTCTCAGTGCCGGTCATCACTTGTTCAAGATATTTTCTACATATAGCCGGTGCATTATAATTAAAACTTAGGCTCTCAAGCAAATCTATATTTTGCTGTTTAAGTGCCTTGATCATATCTGTATCAATTGTGAAACCCCGCCAACGGACAGCGCCCACCATACAGGCTAAGACACTATCATCATCATTGGCCGCAGGTTGATCGAAGAAATCATATAACATCCTCGTATACTTTACATCGTCACTAGCATACTCACGAGCTTGTTCATTATACTCCCAATGCTCAGCATGTATATTTATATATGTTGGCCATGTTCCTTGCCAATCCTCAGGCGTTCCTAATGCGTATGCGAATGGTGCGTAGCCAAGTTCCTTTGGTCTTGCACGTCTAGGTGGCTCAACATCTGAAAACATTTTTATCTTCTCTGTATCCACATCTAATGCGTCTTGTGCCAGAGCCTTTAAAGCAGATGATGGCGCGAATCGTAAAACTATGTCTTTGAAATCTGGAAGAACGTCGCCAAAGTCGTCTTTAATATCATCTACTTGCCAACGCTCTTTAGTATTCTTTTTACGCGCGAAATATACATCCTTGAATTTTATACGCCTATCAAGTTCTTTAGCTAAGTCCCAAGATAATGCTGTCGGGACACGTTTGATACGGACGTCATCACGATTCATTGTTGACTGATACTTACCTTTACGTGCATGTAACATAAGATCACACGCACCCGCCGGCTTCAGACATACACCATCACGACCAGATTTCTCATATAATGCATACTGATTTATGTGATCAATTGGTAAGACGCGGGGATCAGTGAACTGCACTAGTGTCGTATATGTCTGGCATATATGAAACCAGTCGAAAGCCAAATTGAATCCGACAACTGTTTCACGGCAGAATGATTCAATAAGTTCGAGAGTTTCTTCAATTGGCGAGAACCAAACATTATGAATCTCAATAGGCCCATCGTCAATCGCGTACTGGATTATGACGATCGGTCCATGCAACCCACAAGTTTCGGTATCGAATGTTATCACTCGCCCTTCTCCTTTGATCTACCAAAATGATTATATGCACTAAAACTTTTACAGTCATTATTTTTATTCTGTTTAGAGCACAATACTTTTTCATAAGTAATTCCATAGTAGTTATAACTTTGATGTTCCGGCGCCTCACAATAATTATCAGTTTCCATATAATTATTATATTGGAGCATACTTGGAAACCGCTGTGTTAGCGAAAATAGTTTGCTTATATTTATTACTTCGTCGTGCGACTTACTGTATTTACACTCACCACAAAAAATAGGTTTCTTCATGCCAAATCCTCCGGCGGCGTATAGTCTTTACCCTGCACTTTTGCTATCTCGCCGATATCATCATAGAGACTGCCATTAGTTATCTCGCCGCTCGCCCATGCTAAGCACCGCGTAGCAAAACTGTTTCCTACTATCTCTTGGATATGTTGCTGCATAACGAATATTTCACCCCGCTTCCGATGATGCTTGACGCTTTTCTTCATGCGGTTTGGATTCAACTGTATCGGTATACCTTTGATCTTTGCATCTTTATATCTACAAGCTAATTCGTAGCATTGTTCTTTACCCCGATTCCTGTAAACTGAATAAAGATCTCGAATCTGGTTGCTTACGATATACCCCGCGGCAACTTCTTCTTGAATCTCTTCTGGTAAGTCAAGAAGCATGAAACGTAACTGTACCCAACCTTCTGACATACCTAATTGCTTAGCCGTCTCCCTACGGCCAATACCTAGATACTTCAATTTTGATATTGCTAAGGCTTCTTGAAGAATATTTAAGTCTTTACGTTTTAAATTCTCTGAAAGATTTAATACGCGGCAATGAACTTCATCAATAATATCTTCATTGATTATTGCATCAATCGTTTCAGTCTCGTTAATTAGGTGTGCCTTATAACGTCTGTAGCCCATTATAAGTAAATACTTACATCCTGTTTTGGCTTGCTTCTCAGCATCATAAGGACGTATCATAACAGGTTGTATAAGGCCGTGTGCTTGTATATCTCTAGCAAGATCCACAACATCAATTGGAAGTATCTTACCACGACAATTAAATTCCTCATCTGCATGTATCTCTGATAAGGGTATAGCCTTAATCTCCATTAGTATCATCTCCTATCTTATAGTTGCCAGCTTGTCTATCTTTTAGTTCACCAATTTTAGATTTATTCCAATTCTCAATCATAGAGAAGTATCCGACCACACGAGACATACGTTTTAAAACTATCGGTTCCCGTCTGCCTTCAATGACATCAACAACATCTTCCCATGACTCCTCGGCAATCTTAGCAGCATTGACTTTGAAAACATCTTTAATATCTTTGGCTTTAATGAACATGTAATCGCCTTCAGTGCGTAATAATTCCCACTTGCCATAACTAAGTTTTTTAGCTAATTTATCATAGAAAGCTTGCTCATCACTATTCATCACGTTCTCCTCTCACGGTTAAGTCACCCATAGTCAAACTCTGTAGCTTCTTTTTCTTCTTTAGATTATCAAGAACCAATTTGTCTGTAGACAAATGTATGAGATCAATAATTGTAGCTCCACGATTCGTGTCCATACCTGCGCGGTGGAAACGGTCTTCAGCTTGCATCCGTGCTGTGCCGTCAAAGCTGTTGCTATAAAATAGTTCCGTAGGACTGGCGGTAAGTGTTAAAGCCATACCGCCAGCTTGTGGGTGTCCTACGAAACACAATTTAGGTATTTCCTCAAGGAGTGTTTTAAAACGTGGATGCGAGAAATCCATAGCGTCAAGCAACATATCTGAATCAAGTGTTTCACATAATGCAGTTTGTCCTATATACCCGCGGCCATCTACACGCAGTGTTGCCCATCCGTACTTATGGCATATCTCTACTAGACGATCAATAGTACCTGTGAAACCTCCCCAAACAATGAACCGACCAACATCGTCATGCTCATCAAGTAATTCTATGAATGCCTCGTCCTTTGGCGACGCCACAGTTTCAATGCCGCGCGCATACTTAATGACTACACCTTTGCCGCCGCAATTATCACATATAACTTCTTGCTCCTTGAAGTCCGATTCACTAATCTGCTGTGGGGCTAATGGGTCAATAGTCTCAAGAGGCATTGAGATAGTAACTTTACCAGAACCCTGACAATTGGGGCAGGGATCGGTACCTACTTTTTCTTCCGTATACTGGAAGCCATCGCTAAGTTCACGCAGCAATGTTAATGCCTCAATAGCCCTCGACGAAGTACTTTTAATAACAGCTGCCGTGCGTATAGTATCCGGCGTGGGTTTGATCTTGATAATCCTGTACTGCTTCTCCGGCAGGTCAAGACAGTCTTTCTTCAATTTGACAAGCACAAGACCCTGCATACGTTGGTATAAGAATGACACTTCATTCTTTGAGGGCTTGTGGAAATGATGTTTTGAATGTGAGAAGTCTGTATGGTATTCATGATCAGATAGCTGACCACAAACCGCACATTTCTGATCATCGTCAAGCCACGTTACAATATGCGGATATACACCGCCCGTGATAGATTCTCTTTCCTCGATGAGGCATAATCTTTTCTTGAATATATGTATATTGCCTTCTTTAAGGAATCCCGGACAAGCTATCTCACACTGTTGCCACCAATCAGTCGGCGCCTTCGGTGCGGGTGTACCAGTCATAAGAACTATATAACCATTATCACCGTGTTCCGCACGGACTGCATCAGCAAGATGTTGAGCAGCTTGTGTACGTTGTGATGTAGGTGTTTTAACTTTTGGTGATTCATCAAAGATTACCATTTCAGGTGCTGGCTGCTCATTACGCAATAATTTTACAAGACCTTCATAAGTCACCATCCTAGGCTGTATAGTCGTTTGCCACTTAATTAGCTCACGGCCAACAGCCTTCACACCAGACTTCGGACCAACATAAATAATATCTTCGACACCTGCTTGTTCAGCTAATTCGATTGCTGCTAATGATTTCCCTGTCCCCATCTCACAGGCCCATATACAGTAATGTACAGTAAGACCTTGAGCCACCATTTCAAGCTGATGCTTATATAATGGCCGTTCACTAGTTGGTATGACTAGTTCCTTATCATAGGTTTCATATGGATTCTTCATCTGTAGGAAGTCTAAACGGAAGTGATTGTGTGCACAGTCTAATACTGACCACATCTTAACTGGTGGGTCCTCGAAGCCATGCCATTTAGCACCTTGCATAACTTTGATTTCTGGAATCAGGTCTTTATTGTAACGGAACTTGAGATAAATACGCCCGTTACGATAAAATAAAGTAACGGGTACAAGGTACTTACCTACTTTGAATTTAGTTTCGACTTGTTCCATCGCCACGACTCCTCTCAACAGTTTAATAAAAAGTAGTAGGGTTACCCCTACTACTCGCTAGCGGCTAGCTTTTAATATAAAATAATTATTAATATTAATCCGTTCATAATTTGACCAAAGTTCTTTGAAGCCCATACGTTCAAACAATACTAGCATCTCATTGAACATTAATCTAAGTTCTTTTTGCATTGATTCTGTACATCCTTTAATAATAATGCAGTGCCACTTGTGCATTGTAGCTGTTATAATAACTAGCTTATCTTTGCCTATAATATCAAATTTTAATTGGGCAGCAGACTGGTAAAGATAAGCTATATTTATATCCGTAACCATAAAACTAACGGACACATGATGCCAACTAGAATTTTCATTGCGTAAATTTTCTAGTGGCTTATTTTTTAAATTAAGTGTTGCCAAGTATGCTTGCGTATCTTTTATATTGATACCGTGATCATCCAAACCGCGTGTCGGGCTTACATCTAAAACTTCTTTACAGACTTTAATATACGTATTCCAGTCTACTTGTGTTATTGCTAATGGTTGTATTTTCACTCGTTTGTCTCCAGATAATAGTGGGTGAGATGTGAGAGGGCACCTCACCCACAACCGCAAAGGAGAGCTACTGTGCTCTTTCCTTCTTTTTCTCCGGGCCATCAGGGGCTAGTTCTTTACTGACGGCTGGAGGACTATTGAATTTCTCAACTTGGATTTTGACATCAGCAGGTACTGGTACACCAAGAGGTGTTGAACAGACTACTGCTGTCGGACAATGCCAGGAATACTTCTTAGTTTCAATAAATTTGGATTTAAGTGTTGCAGCCGGTGTTGCTACCTCGCCCTTCTGCCACTTCTCCAAAATAGATTTAACTACTGCACTTTCCAACCGCGCGGAAGCACTACCCATGAAGAACGTAGCGAACTCCTTAACAGCCGGGATATACACAAGGAACTCTACACCGTACATGCAACCGGAGTCCTTCTCTTTGGAAGCATCAGCAATTGCCTGAAACTCCTTCTTCGACGGATCATAGGCAGCTACACCATCTTGTGTATCCAAAGCTTTCGGACGCCAAGCAAAGAGATATACATCCGGCTCTTTACCAAGATCCCTATGCGTCGGACCATTAACAAGTGCATAGTTATTGATTGGAAATTCACCACTATTGCAAGGCTTTGATCTTGAAGTCATAAGCTGTACACGACCGAGGAAATCCCCGGCCTTAGTGATGTCCGCAAAAACCTTATCATCAAACTTCTGAACTACTCCTATGTCCGCTGCCTTCATTGGTAACGTTTCCGGTTTAACGGGTTTTGCTGCTTCTTCTGGCGCCATCTTAATCTCCTAATGATTGTTGTGAACAATGTCAATGCTACTTCTTGAGAATCTCTTCAGCAGCTACAGCAGCCTTCGCCGCTTCGTCAGCCTTCTTTGCCGCGGCAACTTTCTTCTTCTCGGCCTTCTCTACAGCAATTTTCTTGGCCTTCTCAGCCTTAGCCTTCTGCTTGGCGTCCCAATCAGCCTTCTGCGATTTGACACTCTGTGGGTCAAGATGGAGAACCCAAGACAGTGCCATATTGAAAGCAGCAACAGGATCCTTGATCCCTGCATCAGTGACAAGAACCTTCGCGATCTTACCACCCGGCACACCCTCGGTAATGCCTACTTCATCTTTGATGGCGCCGGACTTCTGGATATGCGCAATAGCCTTGAACTCAAGCGGCGCAACGTTCTTACCCTGACGACTTGCTTCTTTGATCTGTTTGACCCGTTGTGCAACCGCCGGAATAAAGACATCCGGTTTCTGGGTCATCGCACGATCAACCATCGCCGCACGTTCCTCTTCAGGAAGCTTGGCGAGGGCATACGCATTGCTCAAGGTGATCTTGCCGGTATCAATAAGACCCGTAATTTCCGTGTTTGCAATCTTATTAAGCCCGAGCCGATCCGAAATCCACTTGCCCGTTTTGCCGAGCTTCGTGGCGAGAACAGTTTCAGTCATCATAGGATTCCGAGCAAGGATGCGCTGTAACTGTTTGCTATACTCAATCGGCCTCGTCTCGACCTTATGAATATTGGCAACAATCTGCGCCTCAAGAATCTGATCCTCATTCAGGTCAACAATCGTCGCAGGAATTTCTTTGACGCCCGCGTCCTTCGCCGCTGAAAAACGATGCAGACCATCAACCAGCTCATAGAAGTCCTTGCCGCCATCCTTGTCTTTACGCTGACGAAGGGATATTGCATTGAGGATTCCCATAGACTTAACAGAATCAACTAGCCCAAGATACGTCTCTGAAGTTCTGTTCACATTACGGAGGGCAACCGGATTCTCACGGATTTCCGTAATCGGAACACTTAATACCTTAACCATACTGTAACCTCCTTCTCATAAGATTTCGAAATCTTCATAATCAAATCGAAATTGATTTGATTATTAACTTTGCCTTTTGCCTTATAACTATATATACGGTAGATAATAGCAAAAAGCAATATATAAATATTTTATATTTATAGCTTACTGTTATTGACTTACTTACTTATTCTATAAAGCTCATAAATAATAGTAGAAGTCAATAAATAATAATTATATAGGCTTTCAAAATATGTAAGTTATTAATAATTAGTTATTGCTTTTTGCTATTTTCTGCCGTATATATAGGTATAGGGATACATTAATACAGCCCACGCTGAAAACGATTTGATTATGGAAGGTGACAATCGAATCATGCCGACAAAAACCGAAGCCGTAAAACGATTCCTTAATCAAAAAACACATGATGACCTCGCCGGATTATATAATCATGATATGGAATGTCAGGTTAATGTGGCACAAGATACAGGTGAATGTATTGCTGGTGATTATAAAGGTAAAAAGTGGCGGGGTTATACAGATAGTATTACGACTTGGAAAACTTTTCGTATACCATACCATGCAAACACCTCTCCAGAATATACTGATTTAGAAATCAAGTTTCCTTTAGAAGAACATGTTGAAGCTATTGGCATGACTGGATGGGATTGGAAAGCACAAGCAAGTAAATGGGTGGCCTTTGACTTTGATTCCATAATCGGGCACAAGCAAGGCTGTACAGAAAAAGAACTTGAACAAATTAAAACGGATATATCTAATATTGAATGGGTAACGATTCGTAAATCAACATCTGGCCGTGGGTTGCATGCCTATGTGTTTCTAAATAATATATCAACTGAAAATCACAACGAGCATGCAGCCCTGGGTCGGTCTATCCTTGGAAAGATGTCAGCTTTAATTGGTTATGACCTAAGTAGCAAAGTAGATATTTGTGGCCAAAATATGTGGGTATGGCATCGGAAGATGGTAGATACAGATGGACTATCATTAATAAAACAAGGCGAAGTACTTTATGATATTCCACCAAATTGGCGGGATCATATTCAAGTTATAACTGGTAAACGCCGCAGGAATCTTCCGCAAGATATTATTGAACAGAGTACAGAAGATGTCTTTGAGGAGCTTGCTGGACAGTGTTTGAAAGTACCATTAGATAAAGATCACCATAAACTGATTATATATCTTAAAGATAATGATGCACTTTGGTGGTGGGATGCTGACAGACATATGCTTGTCACACACACGATATACCTGCAAGAAGCTAAAAAGGATTTAGCACTTAAAGGTTATTTCAAGACCGCAGCAACGGGTAAAGATAAAGGGAATGATCATAATTGTTTCTTATTTCCTATGCGTCATGGCGCTTGGACAGTAAGACGATTCTCGCCTGGGGCACAAGAAGATTCTTCTTGGAGCCAAGATGGTGCTGGCTGGACACGCAGCTATCTTAACCGTGAACCAGACTTAGCAACTATTTGTAAGGCTTTTGGTGGATTAGAAGATCCATCTGGTGGGTTCATTTTCCGTGAGGCTGAAGTTGCTACAAAAGCTATGGAGCACTTGGGTATATACCCTGAAGTTGATGTAGCATTAAATGGTCGTGAAGTCAAATTGAAGCAACATAAAGATGGCCGTATTATTATGGAAGTCGATAGACAGCCACATGACTTAGCCGATAAGATGCAAGGGTGGTTAGCTAAAGGACAGAAACCTTGGACAAAGATTTATAACAATCCAACGAATGTACTGAGTGAGCCAGAGATAAATAATTATGATGATATGGTTAGACACATTGTAACAGTCTCCCACGAAGATTACGGATGGATGATTAAATCAGACGGTAACTGGCATACGGAACCATTAGCACATATACGTCCGGCACTTGGTTCTTTAGGATTGTCGGGTAAAGACATCACGGGGATTCTAGGATCAAGTATATTTCGCTGTTGGACAAAAGTAAACAAACCTTTCCAAAGTGAATATCCCGGTGATAGAGAATGGAATAGGGATGCCGCACAATTGCGTTTTACGCCGACGAGTAATAAAGAAAAACTTAATTATTCAACTTGGTTAAAACTACTTAATCATTGTGGCAGTGGATTAGATGAAGCAATAAAAAGCAACGGCTGGTGTAAAGCCAACGGCATTTTAACTGGTGCTGACTATCTTAAAATATGGGTGGCCTCATTATTTCAAGAACCCACAGAGCCACTTCCATATTTATTTTTCTATGGCCCTCAGAATAGCGGTAAAAGTATTTTTCACGAAGCGCTCTCTTTATTACTAACAAAAGGATACATACGTGCTGATGCAGCACTAACGAATACTGGTGGTTTTAATGCTGAAATAGAAGGCGGAATCATTTGCGTTGTCGAAGAAACTGACCTCCGTAAAAATAAGAATGCTTATAATTTGATCAAGGATTGGTGTACTGCTAGAGAATTGCTGATTCACCAAAAGATGCGCACACCATACCATGTAAAAAATACTTCTCACTGGATCCAATGTATGCCAAAAGACACTTGGATCTTGACATCAGAAGGCTCAAAACAAATATCTGACATAATTAATAAGCCGGCTACTGTTATCGTAGATGGCAAATCTTATAAAACTGACGGGTTCTTTGAAACAGGCATCCGAGATATTTATCGCGTAGAAACAACTCACGGCCCTATATTAGAAGCAACTAATGATCATCTTGTGAAATGTAAATTTGATGAATTAGAATACTGGTGTGAAGTAGGTAATCTAAAATCCGGCACAGAAATATGTTTAAATAAACATATAGATTTTGAATGGGGCAGTGATGAGACTTTTGAAGATGGTTATCTTCTAGGCTGGTTACTTGGAGACGGTACACTCTTTAGTCGCGCCAATGGCAATATTGCTAGGCTTCTATATATTTATCCTGATGATTTTTCTTGTTTACCATTTCTTGAAAAATGTTTTAATACTAATGACTATTCTTTAACAAAACGAAAAGATGGTGCATATGTTATAGGTAGTAGCTATTTAACGGAATTGTGTAATAACTATGGCTTAGTAGACATAAAAAGAATTACAAAAGAAATGCAAACTGCTTCTAGTGATTTTCAAGCTGGATTGATTAGTGGTTTTTTTGATACGGATGGAACTGCTTGTGTTACAAATAAAACTATAACACTCTATCAGTCTAATAAAAGTATGTTACAAAAAATTCAAAGTCTTCTTTTAAATTTCGGTATAAATAGCCATACTTACTTAGTTTCTAAATCTAAAAAATTAAGAATACATAAAAATAAAAGTGATACAATATCCAAAGATGCTTATCAATTAACAGTAAGAAATAAAGAAAATCTAAAAATATTTTTAAATAGAATAGGATTTATTAATCAAAGAAAACAAAATACCCTTATAGAAATTACTAAATCTTGGACACGAAAAGATATTAAAGACTCTTTTACAGCAGAAGTTAAATCAGTAACTTATAGTCGAACTGAGGATGTTTATGATGTCACCGTACCTATTGTTCATGCTTTTGATGCTAATGGTTTTATGGTTCATAATTGTGCCAACGACCACATGGCTTGTCCTATCTTCCCTGGAGATACCAGAATCACGATGGCATACGTTGAGCCACTTGATCCAATAGAGCAGATTCCTAAGAAAGCAATTATCCCGATGCTTGAGAAAGAAGCACCAGACTTCTTAGCAGAGATTATGCATCTTGAGGTTCCTCCGTCTAACGATAGACTCAATGTTCCAGTAATCAGCACCGGTGAAAAGACAATTGCACAGGAGTTAAATCAGACGCAGCTAGAAACCTTTATTAGAGAACGTTGTCAACATGCCAACGGGCATAAGATTAAATTTAGTGAATTCTATGATCACTTCATAGAATGGATTGATGCAACAGAAGCACCACGTTGGAGCAAGAAGCGTGTAGGTAGAGAAATACCACCTGAATTTGTGAAAGCCCGACAAGAAAAAGATGCACAATTCTTTATAGGCAACATTGCTTGGGCTGGCATTGAAGCAGAGAAGCTACCAAAACTTATCATAAGAACAAAAGGCAAGAACGATTATCTTGTGAGTGTAGATGATGATTAAAATCATATTAGAAAATCTATCTAAAGAGAACTATGACCAGTTGATGTGTGCTTTCGAAAATGAGTATACACAATTTGTCGAGTTGCGGGATAAGCGTTTCATTGGTGTTAATATAAAACCAAATCCAAAATTAAAGATTTTAGAAACAGCCGGTACTTGGTCTTATGGAGAATTATTATGAGTAAGAAACAAATAGATGTATTAGCACAAATGACAATTGACGGTGAGCAACGTAATATCGAAATCAAGTTACCCTTTACTCAAGAAATGATGCAAGATATTACAAGTGATGAGATGCGCAACATGTTAAAAGACTTAGCTGAAATAGTTAAACAAAAAGCCTGGTTAATATTTAGATTCTATAAGAAAGATACAAATATCATTGAAAAAGAAAGAGTTAGAAAAGTGTTATCACACAAAAAAACTGTCAAATTGAGGAGATAAAAATGCCTGTATGTATAGACAAACAAGGTAAGAAGTGGCGCATTGTTGAATGTGAATCAAGAAAAATTACAAAGAATAAAGCCAATACAGCTGTAGACGGTGGCGGGCACAATACAAAAGGTGCAGCACTAAAACAGATGTCCGCAATCAATAGGAGTGCATAATGTCTAAAAATGGTTCTGATTATTTAATCGGTCAAATACATAGGAATTTAGAATACTGTAGAGCAGAATTTGATATGAATTATGCTGAGTCAATTGGTTCTATCTTTCTTGTATTAACTGGCCTAACACTTGAATGTATTAGTTTATCAAATTCAGAAGAGGATAAGGATGGTGATGTGGATAAGGATGAAGAGGAGAATAATAATGGCAGTTGATCTTGAAAGTATATTCGATGATTTAGAACGTATGACAGAACCAAAGAGTAAAGATGTTATTGTCCGTGCACCATTCAATTATCCGGGCGGTAAGTCTAAATCAATTAAACATATCTTACCGCACTTACCATATCGTGGTGGATATGTTGAACCCTTTGGTGGGTCTGCAGCAGTATTGCTAGCTAGAAACACAAGTCGCCTTGAGGTATTCAATGATAGGTATGCAGGTGTCGTAGCTTTCTATCGCTGTATACGTGATAAGAATAAGATGGAAGCATTATGTACGCGTCTTGATCTCACAATCCATTCACGTGAAGAATTTGTTTGGTGTAAGCAAACGTGGGAAAACGTTGAAGATGATGTTGAACGTGCTGCAAGATGGTACTATACTATTCAGTATTCTTTTGCCGGCTTAGGTAGAAACTTTGGGCGCAGTACATCAACAAAAAGTGTTATGTCAGGTAAATTAAGAAATCGGATACCAGAGTTCTTTAGTATACATGAAAGAATCAAACGGGTACAGATTGAGAATCAAGATTGGTATGATTGTTTAAAAGATTTCGACGATCCAGATACAGTCTTTTATCTTGACCCACCTTACTTGGACGCCTCCGCAGGAATCTATAAACATGAGATGACTCGATCCGACCATCAAAGTCTACTTGATACAGTCTTTAGCCTCGATGGATTTGTGGCCGTATCTGGTTACTCGAATCCATTATATGAGGAGCAGGATTGGGATGATCGATTCGAGTGGGATAGTTTTGTTTCAATACAAAGTATAGGTGGTGGTGAGGGTAACAAGAAATCACAGATGACACATCTTGAGAAACGTGAAACGGCGAAAGAAATATTATGGATAAAGGAGTAACTAATGGGAAACAGTATGCAGCATTGGAATGGTAATCAGATGTGTGTCATAGACACAGAAACAACTGGATTGAATCCCCTATATAATGAAATTATACAGATAGCTATTTTACCCCTTGATTCTAATATCGTACCGCGTAAAGACGTAGCACCTTTCTATATTAACCTTATACCAGAATTCCCGGAACGAGCAGACCGGGAAGCTATGAAAATAAACAAGATCAATATTAAGGATATATCCGTAGGCAGCCTAGATAAAGAGAAAGCAAAAGATTTACTAATTGACTGGATTGGTAAATTAGGATTACCAACAACTAAGTGGGGTAATCCTAAAAAGATAATACCATTAGGCCAAAACTATGCTTTCGACAGATCATTTATAGAACAGTGGCTTGGTCGTGATATGTACGAGGAGTACTTTCACTATGCCTTCCGTGATACTATGAGGAGCGCCATCTATTTAAATGACCGAGCAGCGTGTCACGCGGAAAAGGTCCCCTACTCAAAGGTCGGCTTGGGCTGGCTTTGCAGCCAGCTGAAGGTTCAACACGGGCGGGGTCATGACGCTTTACAGGATTGCATTTCAACGGCTGAGGTGTACAGACGTTTGATTGCCCAAGGGGTGATGGGGTAATCCAATTAACAGTACAACAGGTTAGTTCGTGGTCAATCTTACTCCTATGACTTAGAAATCTTGTTGGCTGCCCACATTTAGATGACTTATAACCAATACACTTTGCATAGTTTGTATTATTATTTGTACAAGCGTCAAAAGAAACCATTGTAAAGTTCATGCAGCCCAAGTCCTTCATAATTTTGATTGCACAAATCACAGTTAAGTCATTAGTTGCTAATATATAATTGTCAGGATAGTAAAGATACTTTTCACCTATATCCGAGTACCAGCCACAAGCCTGATTTGAAACAATAATATGTCCATTTTTTGGTAGGCAAGTATTACGTAGACTTGTATCCTGCTGTATGGCAAAGATGTCATTCATTAAGTTAAGTGTATCTATTTTCTTTATTGAGTCATTAACACAGATAACGGCTGCTTTCTTATCAGTGAATACGTCCGCGGTTAAATTATCTAAACTGATTCCTTTACCAACTAAATAACAGTGAGTATATTTTGCTAAGTCTGTAAGAGGCTTAGCTTCTTCAGCTTTACAATACCAACGAAGTTCATTAGATATTCTTATATATTTAGCATCAAGAGATTTTTCAGCTGCGGCATTGGCACGCGGCAGAAAGAATGTACCATCCGTAGAACGACGAATACGAATACCTTGTACAACTTCTGGGCAGTTTTCAAGACGTTTATCATCAACATCTTTTATAAGTCTACGACTAGCTTGAAAATGTTCAATAATTGGCTCACCCGCATCTTTCATTAAATCAAAAATTTGTGTATAATTAGCCGGCGTATTAACAAAATTTATATTTTCATATGCATCTATTAGCCTATGAAAAGTTGTCCCATCACGCATAGTTGGATTCTGTGCTTGCAGTTTTACCCAAGCGTCCATAAACAATTTTGCACTGTCATTATTTTTTATATAAATTGTACCCGTCAAGTATTCTTTATCTCCAAGTCTATGCGCGCCGATGTCACCATCAAACGTATCAAAATATTCAGGATACTTGTGTACTACAGCATCCGCGTCAATATACAAGATATCTTTAGTTGGATACTTTCTCATCATATCCTGTATAAATCCCGGCTTCATAGCCGTATTTGCCGCCCAGCTTGTGCTAGGCATCAGGCCGACAATATCATACTTTAATTCAGGTATCTTAAGTAATGAGGCTCTAAGCTTTTCAACTTCTTGTTCATATGGCGTTTCTAAAGTATAAAAAGCCACGACAACAAAATCATTTTTCATAATTATACCCTATAATCAAAAGTGTCGAAATCTTGTTTAAATATATCTCTAACAGTTTCTTTTAACTCTGGTGTCAAATAGCTCTCCATAGTTACTTTAGCGTCACCCCAATGTAAGTCCTCAATAAGTTCAAACTGTTTATTAAGAACTTCTTCAACACGTTTATTGCTTGTCGCAATACGCCCTGAACCATCTGCAAATTTCTTAATCTCAACGCCATAAATTTTATCCGGTACAGTATTACCAACATTTATCTTTGGCCATACCTCGGGATTACCATTATAAAAAGGCAGCAACTTAAATTCTTCCTCAAGATTCTCCAATTTGATTATTTTATCTAATCTAACATCTTTAAGCTGTTCCGACTGGAGCCTTGTAGCCGGTATTCTTTCCTTATAGTATTTAAGTGTATATTGTTTTTTACCTTTATAAAACCAATTAAGAAAAGTTACCGGATCATCCATATTTGAACACGGACATTTATCAATAAAGCCATATCTATCTCCTGTACGCTGTGTCATATGATACCATATAGATACTGCTCTAGTATATGGATCTCTAACAATAGTAAAGCTAAAATAGTCTTTAGCATCTGCAGGAATAATTGTTTCGTGATGTGCATATGCTCTAGAAACTTCATAGTACTTATTAAGAATTTCAAACATCGATGTTGAGCCAGCTTTAGGAACAGTTACATAAACATATTTTAATTTATCACTTATTTTCATCCTAGTATCTCCTGTGCAATATTACAAATTGTTATACCGTGATCCTTATAGTTATCTTCGGTAAGTAAACTGTTAAATTTTTGCGATAATGGATTACCCGCATACCAATGTAGTCCCATCACATACTCAGGAAAATGGGATAACTCTAAATTATCTATAAATAATTTATCTAGATGACTATAGTTATAGTAGTATAATAATCCCATTGGCAAGTTATAGACTTTTAATTCCGGGTACCTACTTCGTATATGATTAAGGATCTCACCATTAAATATCTTTCTTGTATAGCCTTCACCATACAGTAAGGTATAGACGCTATTAACACCGACACATTGATAATGCTCAGGGTCATAGACTTTTAATGCTTGATTGTAAAGATCCATATAAAATCTATTATTACCTTCCGATGCTAATAATCCTATTGATACCCAATCTTGGTAGCAGATAGCCGTATCATAAAGATTTCTATTTAAGAAATCATATAAGATATCCATAGGTGTTGTCCAAAGGATGTCAAGATCAGCATAGATACCGCCCTGTGTCCCAAGCATATGCCATTTGAAGAAATTGCTTTTATGCGAAGCCGCAATATCTTTAAGGCGCGGGCTAGGGTCACGCCACTCAATAATATCAACACCTAAGTCTTTAAGCCTACCTGAATAGTCAATACCCTTATATGTGAAAAAGTCTTGTTCATTGTGTTCTTTCCAAGTTTTTGTATTGACAGGCTGATTAGAATAGTATAATGATACCTGCCAATCTGGATTCAATTTAACAAAGGACTGCAGTGTAATAAAACGCAGCCATGACATTGTTTCATTACCCCAATAGTAGAATAAATGTTTAGGTATCATGATAAAGTCTCCTTATACGCTTGAAGCTCTGTACGTATATTCGCTACGTCCGCAAGGACTGCAGCATAGTTCTGTTTCGTAACACATTCTGCATGATCCCGTTTTGTGTGTAATATCTTACCTATACTAATAAAAGGTATATGGTATATCGTTGCTTTAACCATCCAATAGTAATCTTCGCTATACTTAATATGATCAGGGAATGGTAATTCTTTTAACACATCAATTGGTATCCATATTCCTGTGAAGCCTATTGGACTCTTTGTCCATACTATTTCTTCAAATTGTTTCTGTGTCATCTTCGGGGCAATGCGCGTACACTTAGGTTGATTATTCCCATCGACAACACAAAAGTCATCATAGATAATTGATTGAGGATGTGTCCTAGAGAGCTTAGCCTTCTCTTGAAGAAGTGTTGGGTCGATATAATCATCAGCAGGAACCCAAACCCAATAGTCTCCGACTGCTTCAGTTACACTTCTATTAAGTACAGGCCCCTTAGTCTTTTGCTTAGGCATTTTAATAGTCGTGATTCGTGGATCGGCTTGTGCATAGTCTTGCATAATGCGCCAAGTATTATCAGTACTGCCATCATCTATAAGAATGTATTCAAAATTCTTATACGTTTGACTTAATACACTTTCAATAGCTTGGGGTAAATACTTTGCGTGATTATAACTTGATGTAAAAACAGTAATAAACGGTTGATTATCCATTAAAAAATTCCCTCCAATAATCTAAAACATTTGGCCACCAAAACATTTTCGACTGTTCTAGGGCATTATCCCCCATATTACTTAATATGGATGGATTCCTTTTAAGATATAAAAGACGCTCTGTTAATTCTTGAGCGCCATTATTAAAAACAAAACCAGTCTCACCCTGGACTATAAGCTCCGGTGTACAGCCTACTGGTGTACAAATTACAGGTACACCGCAGGACATAGCTTCTTTAATTGTTTTTAATTCGCCCTCGCTAGTAGATGCATTAATATATATGCTTAAGCTATTGTAATATTCAGCCATCATTTTTCTATCTTTAATCCGTGATGGCTTACCAAATTCGCACAGTTTCAATTCTACATTTGCCTTATGGCAAGCATTTTTAATTACGTCAATCTGTTTAACCGTTCGGTTACTATTACCTACCCATCCGGCAGTGAATACTTTAGGTCTAAGATGCTTCTGTGGGTAAAATATATTTTGGTCTACGCCAGAAGGTGTATAATAAATATTGTCTAAATCTTTCGAGGCTAAGTGATTATACAGGCTTTTAGACGGGACATAAATAGATTTAAATTGTTTAGCATCTTTAACAATATCATCAGATGGTGGGGCCTCTTTTGTATAGTCCCAAAAGTATGAGCATATACCCGTGGAATACACAGACTTTGGGTAATCAATTTTTAGTCTAGTTGTAGACGTAATAACTTTATCATAATCTGCATACGGATAGGATACCCCGGGTGGTCTCCGACCTAACCAGTCCTTATAGTCCATAGCAATACTGTATTCATTAGTTAGTTGATCTCTCAAATCTTTAAAAGTTATGTCGAAAGCCCAATTTGGTATATCTACTACGGCTAAAATATTCATGGTCTTATCCTCTGCATATGTATGCCAACCTCACGCAGCTTTAATCTTTTACTTGGTATATCAGAGACAGTTTTAATAACCTCACCACCACAAAGATACGCCATACTAGTCATTTGTCTACCACTTCGGTATATGCGACCAGGATACTTAGTGATTTGCTGGTTATAGTCTGGCTCTATAGCCATATCTAATAGTTCAAGATATTGTAAAGCAAAGACTGCACGTTTCTTTAAGCTTGGAAAAACACATTTGAATTGCTCTTCAAGCTGGGTATTCTCCATGTGTTGCGCAACATAAAATGAGACTGCTAAGTCAAAGGTATCTTTTGGGAGTAGCTTCATATTGTCCGTATTAAAAGTTTGTATACAATATTGCTTAACGCTACTTAATGAGATATTAGAAATATCCAAACCATACATGTGGATACCTTTTTTATACAACTCATCCATCCATGTCCCATTGCCAACACCTATACAAAGTACCGTACTTCCAGGTTTCAAGTACTTTCCAAATTTTAAAAAGTTACTGGCTAGTGTCAATGAGTGCCCGGATAAATGTGTATTCTGTTTTACATGCTGCTCATCCCACCATTTTCTTGTTTTCATAAGAATTCACCATGTTTCAGTGGCTTGACTAATCCCCTTAGAAGATTATTGTAATCATTGTAATAACAAACATCACAAATTTGTCCGTCGAATATCCCCGTTTTGTGGAAATCTTTCCAATAACACATTTTGAATTGCTCAGGTAATTTACGTGTTTCTTTAGTAGCATATTGTACGCCGCAGCAAGGATAGATATATCCTGTGGCGTCAATAAGCGGTTTCAGTTTCGCTATGTAACAATCTTTTGCGCCATTTGTATAAGTGGTACGCCATTGGAATATTGCTTTATCCGATATACCTTTACATGCATCCTGCACAAGAAGCATACTTTTAATATCCAAACTAAGTAAGTCTTGTACAAAACGTATATGAGTTAAATTAGGTATGCCATCAGCCATTTTACAAATCTCCATAGCTGTATCAACATTGACATCCTCGGGCACTGTAAAACTGATGCCGATGCCAGTTTCAGATAAATTTTTACAAAGATTAGTAACACGCTTTGTATCATATTTACCTACTGTATCGATTATAGACATCCTTGTCCAAGTTAATTTCTTTGTTAAGTCCTCAAGATTATAGTTTTCTTTGCCCCACAGTAATCCATTAGTAACAATGCCACAGCTAAGTCCCATAGCATGGGCATGATGAATAACATTAGATATGAATGGATGTATTGTAGGCTCACCACCACCCGTTATTGTAACTGCTTTTGTACCGAGTTTTGTGAAGTACTCAAGAATATTTATTATCTCCTCAATATCTAATTCTATCGTCCTATCTACAGCACTACATGAACACCAACTACAATTACCGTTACACCTATTAGTAGGTATAAGTTGTATATGGTACGGTATTATCTTATTATTGATCACCGCATCATTACATTGTAGAAGCTTCCAAGGCATGTTACCCGCTGCGGTATAACTAGTTACGTCGCTCATTTTCTCGCCTCCATATTGCAAAAAAGCATCCGCCATCTTTCCCCTTTTGTTTGTGGAAATTTGGCTGTAAAGAAATATATTGAAACCTAAGTTTTAAAACATC